AACGAAGATATTCTCACACATGTTGAAGCTAGCTACCTTATCCTTCAGGATACGGTCGAACTCACGCATACCCATCTCACCAGTCAGAGCAACGAAACGACGCTCGTTGGTACCCAGGATATTGTAGCAGAGATCGAACAGATAATCCTCGAACAACTCAGCAGTAAGCTTGGTGTAGTAACGAATGTTAGCTGGGCTAATCTGCTCGAACAAACCAGACATTGTAGGAACCATGTTGTTCACCTAGAATCGCTAATTCTAGATCGGAAGGACTCCGGTCTGCCAATCCTTCCAGCTCTACATTTCTGTAGAGATCAGACCATATCAAAACCCTTTCTAATAATTTAGAAGTCGGGTTGTTTCCATTTCGGGACGCTTGCCCCTACTCCCTCGCCAGGGATGGTCGTTGAACCTTCACGACAGGTTCTTTGTAAATAAGCCAATCAGTATAAAATCCGGAAATTTTAATTAAATATTTACTGATTTTATGAGCATTACTAAATTCTAATTTTTCTTTTGTTTTAGAATGAATAAGAGTGTATTTAAATCTGTCTCGATTTCCAGAATCTATAGCGTGCCATGTATTCTCTTTCGGAGTCATCCATCTGAGATTTTCTACACGATTATTAGTACGATTATTATCTATATGATCTACTTGCGTTTTATGTTCAGGATCATCGTTTTGAATAAATGCAAGTGCTACTAATCGGTGTGCCTAAAATTTCTTATTTCTATCACCATAATTTATTTTGTATCTTACATAACCTCCTTTTGTACAGTAAGGTTTTAAGAAATCTTGCATGTATTCAGAAAACACTCGGCCATCATTTGTGACCTTGTAATTTTGCTCATATCCTCCCAAATCAATTGGGAATGGCTTAAAAACCAAGTCGTGCTTGGCTGCTGATTGTCTATCCATCTTTATATCCATATGATGATTATACAAACTTAATTGTAATTATATTTAGAGTTTCCAGCAATTAAGAAACTTAATCGCGCAGAGATTACGCTCTGCGTGCCCATTTATTTAAAATGATAATTTTTAAAAGTTTAGGACGTCCATTTGTACCCTTATTGATATAAGTACCATCGCTCAGACGGTTGCTCTTAGAGAACAGCAGAGCTGTCTCTTCACGCTTCTTCCACTCACGCAGAGCCAACCAGTACTGATAATCAGACCACAGATAAGACTTCTTACCGGTCTCGGGATCTGTCAGTGCGATAGCCAGTACAGTGCTGTATGCGTCACCAGTGATGTTGTATTCCAGACGGAGAGTCTGCAGGTGGTTGCGCATCTTGAATGGAGTCTGATAGTTGATGATATCAGCCTCATCGCTGTACTCCTCGTAAGCAGAACCAATACGGCTTACCTGACGACCAGGAAGCAGGAACTCACCGGGAATATAAGCAGCCTGTGAACCATCTACTACATAACACTCATAAACCCAAGAACTACCATCCTGAGTGGGAACACCCTGAGTACGAACCTGGAATTTATAATCGTCAAAACTAAGTATAGCTCCAGGACCAACAGTCCTGTATTCGACGCAATTCGTTAATTTGCGCCCGCTTGTACTACTTAGGATACAAGCAGCTTTATATCTCTATAAAGATTAGACTATATCTTCATCCACTTGGGATGTTCCGCATTTCCCCTCACTTAAGGGTACGTCATTATCGACTAGTCGTTGAACCTTCAAATATTCTGAATCTATTTTTAAACCTTTTAAATATCCATTTTTTACAAACGCTCCAGTATTTTCATATTTGTGCAATATTGCAGAGGCGTTTGCTTTTGTACATCCGAATTGACTTGCAACATTTTGTATGCCTATTATAGTAAACGACTTATTATTATATATGTTTGTAAACGTATAAGCCTTACATATAGTAAATCTACCGGTATTATTGTTTCTTAAAGACGGTCTGTCGTATCCATTTCGACCGTTTGATATACTATAATGAGCATTGTTATAATTTGTACACCATTCTAAATTTTGTACAAAGTTGTTAGCCCTATTGAAATCTTTATGATTTACTTGTGGCAAATTATTTGGGTTTTCTAAAAAAGATTCAGCAACAAGCCTATGAACTCTGTATTCTCTTCTATAAGAACGACCTCTACATAAAGCAACTCTTTCATAGCCATCTATTGACATGCGAGGTTTTAAATATTTATTACTTCTTATAGAAAATACTCTTCCATCTGAACTTATTGTATATAAGTCTTCCCATCCTGGAATAGGCTTTGTTAATATTTGCTTGGCTGCTGATTGTCCATTTTCATTATTCATAATTCTATGTTTTTAATTGTTACTCTACGGTATAAAAACTTTTAGGAGTTTCCAGCAATTAACGGAATTTATTATCCATGCGGTTACCCGCAAGTGTGGCTCAGCCCAGAGCTAACCACCTCTCCTCCAAACCAATATAGATAGGAGTATTATTCAAACCTGGGGTAATAGTAGCATAATTGGCAGTAGTAATTTCCTGGCCATTCCATCTAGCCCAGCGAATATTTACAGCGTGATCGCTGTCAATCTGCACAGCCCACTCAACCTCGCGGTTCTCAATGACCATAGTCTTACCGAGACCGCCAGTCAGCAGGTCGATAGTAGTTGAAATACCATCATCCTTTGTACCAAATACCAGTGAAAGCAGACCAGAAATCTCATGAGGCTTGGTCAGCAGTGCGTTTGAAATCATGTTCTCATCAACCAAATCGCTGAAACGACGTCCGCGATAAAGCTGAAGATTGTTAAGTAAAGTATTATTCATATATATTTATAATTGTGTGCGTCAGAACATACCACCTATAAGGTCGGTTACTGACTTTTGTTTATCATCGGCATTATAAGTGCTATGATTCTTTGCACTATGCCTTAACATTTTCCTAAGTTTTTCAGCAGCGGATGTTTCTCCGGTGTTCTTTGCACTAGATATAAGGGAGTCAGCCTTCATTGTGAAGTAGGCCGATTCGATCAAATTCTTTGATAGATTTTTGTTAAAGTCTTTAGTATACTGAGACTGTCCGTTTTGATCCACTTTGAAAATATAATCGAACAAAGCTTTACGATCTTCTTTAGGAATTGCTATACCCCTAATGTTAGTAAGCTCATTTATATCCTTACTAACAGTATTGAAGAATTCTCTTGATTGCTCTTCTTGCTGTCTAGCCAGTTCCTCTTGCTGTCGTGTAGCTTCTTCTACTTCTTTCTGGCGTAATGCCTTTAATCTATCCAAAGCATCCTCTGATTCCTCATACAGCATATCGCTATCTTCGTAGCGGGAAATCTTTTTATTAATTTGTTCATCAGTGTAACCACTGCGCTGCATAAGTTCACGTACAACTGCTTTTTGATTATTCTCGTCTTCGAGATCAATGTTATCAAGAGTCAAAGCCTCTTGCTGTTTACGATAGAAATCTTCAAATTTACCTCCATTCTTTACGTACTCGTCGAGCGCCTGTATACGATCGTCCGCGTACTCAGGCTTGGAGTTCTCGTTTACTACAGCTTTCATATAATCTGTAAGCTGATCCACTGTAAGAGGTCTATCTTTCTCATCGATCTCATCCATATTCCACCCGAGAGATTCTCCAAGAGCATCAAAGAAAAGACCCACTTGCTGAGCCTCTATGATGTCATCTTGTGTTGGATCATCATCCTGTTTATTGTTAGGATCTGGATCCGGATTAGGATCTACTGGTGGTTCGGGATTGCCGGTTACCGGAGGTTCCGGAGTATCATCCACGTGTGCATTTGGATCCGGTGTATTTGGATCCGGTTTGTTGCCGTCCTCAGGATCTTTCACTGGCGGCTCATCAAGTATCTTTTCACCATCGATCGGATCCTCAAATGTATTCATATCATCAATGTTGGTAACACCTTCCCCCTCTTCAGGATTAGTAAAGATGTTATCAAGAATACCTTCAAATCCGCTCGGAATTGTATTCTTTTTCTTTGCCATATAATTATATGTAAGTTAATTTTTTACAGTTTATTCTGTTATATTAATGATGCCACTTACGAGCGTTTAAAGCAAATATAGCTCTCTTTCTAGTAAGTGGATTGCTACTATGCGCTAGTTGTTCTGTTGTTTTACCAGTACGTTTCTTTGTAGCATTAAATTTACCACGATTAGCAGGATTTATGTGTATAGTTATAGGATTAATTTTCTTAAATAAAA